ATCCTTTGAATCCAATTCTACATTTTTAAAATAAAACTCTACACCTTTAAACTTTCCATCAGTTATCAAAAATCTATATAGTGGACTTGAATTAAAATTAACTGCTGTTTTGTCTATCTGCATCACAACCCCCCATAACATGATCTGATAATAAATACTTATTGGCCATAATACTTTGTGTTTGTCCTAATGAAACAACACCAATAAGTCCATCCAGTACTAATAAAAAACAATACAATATATATTTCAATCTACCATATGGTAATCCATAATGTCGAGTCTTTTGAAATACTGCTTCTCTTTCAACACCAGTTTTAATACCCATACTCTCTTTAATCTTCATCTCCTCAAGAGATTCTTTTAATTCATCCATCTCATCATTATAAGTTACTTTACCTGTATCAAAATCAATTTTCATCTAACACATCCTTTATCCATTGACGACTTTCATTAACATTAACTTCTAAAAATGGCTTATAATTATAACACAATGTTTTTTGATCTCTCCATATTGGGTCAATCAATTTCTTATCTACCTGTTTTGTAAAATCTAAACACACATCCATTACAGTAAAAGTTTCTAATGAAATATCTTCACCCAATAACAATTTCAATATTGGAGGATGATTAATTCCATCACACTCAAACAATTCATTAAACTTCATATCATACTCCTTCATATACTCAACAATCACTTTCATATTTCGTTGAAGATGAAGTGTAAAACTTTCCATCTTAATTCTATATTCATCATAATAATCATCAAGAAACTCCGATGGATAATTTTTACCTCTAGTCAATTGCGACAAATAATAATATATCAAATCATGTTCTTTAGTCATCTTCTTTCCAAGAGATGTAAAGAAACCTCGTTGCCAAGAAAACCCTGTTTTATATTCAAACTTAGCAAAATACTTTTCCATAGAAGCAATAGTACCCCATGTCGCATTACCAAAATACTTAAAATAATCATACGAACCAGTAAAATGTAAATACATTCCATGATATGTTTTCCAAGCACGAAAAGTTCTATTTGTTTCTACTGTTTTCTGCTTTGGAAATGTAATCATTTACTACTTCCATAATGAAATTCTGCTTGGGCTACATCCTCCAACTGTTTCATAACATCTTCAGTAAAATATTTCTCAGGATCATTTACAATAGTTTTCTCAAATGCCTTGCCAGCAGGTGTTTCATATCTTGTTGACACCTTCTTAAAAATACCATACTTCTCTGCAAGAGGAATCAATCCATAATATTTATTCAATCCTTTTTTATAATCAAGAAGAAATTCCATGATAGATTCTTCTTTGGTCATACGACCTTTAACCAATTTTGCCTTGATAATATTACCTAGAACTTCTGTACCATCTTTATATTTTCTTCTTGCTAAAGTAGCAATCACAGAAGCTGCATACTTGATGCCACCACCACCAGAAATCTCTTTCATTGGAAACAAACTCCCCACTTTGTCATAGGTATGGTTTGTAACAATTAAAGGAATATTCGCCTTTGCTAATTTCAATGCAAGAGTTCTGAATGTTCCACGAATCATTGGAGCTCTGGTCATATCTCGTTTATCAGAACCACTAGCAGAATCTTCCATCTCTTTTCTCGTAGAAAGATTACCCAATGAATCAAGAAACATCATTATATTATAATCTTCATCCATATTCTCAATAATCTTGATTGCTTGTGTTCTAAATTCTTCTACCGTAGCTACTGGTAGAACAATAAAACGATTAATATCTATACCCCGTTCTTTAATAATATCAGATGTCAATGCTCCTTCACTCTCAAAATAAACAATAACACCCTTCTTATCTTTATCTAAAAAATTCTTTGCTATACTTAATGCTATAAATGTTTTACCAACTGATTCTGAACCAGCCAAACAAGTTATCTTATTAGATGGCACTCCACCATACAGAGAACCAGACAATAATGCGTTTAGACTATACGATCCAGTATCAACAAAAGTAGAACAATCACCAACAATACCAGCGGATACAACGCTTGCAAAATCATTTTCAGTCACCTTTATTAAATGTTTAATAATATCCTTTGTTGCCATAATCAACTCCTAATTAATAGGTCCAAAAAAATCTTCTAAACTACCCTGCTTCTCAGTTTTCCAACCAATCACATTTAATATATTTTTGATAGGTTGAAGAAAGGCTTTATCAAATTGTAAATCATAATCAATATACTTCTCTAATGCAAATTCTTTTGGAAGATGAGTAGCAACAGATATTACATTCTCATGTAATGTATTTGGTTCTTTTAAATATGCAAACTTAATCTTCTCACCTTCACGAATTGCTTGATATTTTTTTGTTAATTTATGTTTCCTTAACAAATGATTATACAATAAAACACCTCTCACTTGAATTGGTGTTCCTTTACTATATATACTTTTATTTGATGAATATTTCTCTATACCATGAACTGATCGTGGAAATGCTATCTGGTCAAAAGATAATGTTGAAAACTTATCACGATACTCTAATATACTTTTCATAACAGTATCTTCATCAGTATTTATAATTATACCAATCAATTCTCTAATCTTATCACGACACCATTCGGGCGTAGAACTTCTAACACTTTCGATGCCCATAATTTTTAACTTGGGCTCTTTGTATTTTACCCCTTCTGAATCATAAACATTAAGTATGTATCTTTTCTTTGCTGTCCATATACCTTTATCTGCAATTACCTCACGACCCATCTGCATCTTTTGTGCATATGAATTTACATACGAATGAAGATTTTGATAACAGCTATCAATATATGGTTCAATTTTATCTTTACTGATCCTATCAAGGAAGGATATAATTTTTGAAGTTTGATTAAACCCTCTTGCCTCTTTAAAGACTTGAGAAACCAATCTGTCAAATGTGATATATATGCTATCCGTATCCGATGCAACAACATAATCTATGTCCTCTGTATGAAGTAAATTATTAATATATTTATTTATACATTTATCAATCCATCGGATAGCTAACTGTCCAGATGTTGTAATACCTTCGGCCATTTCAAGTGAATAGTAACGAAAATGTTGATTAGCTAATGCACCATAAGCACTATTCAACAAAATCTTTTTGGACATCTGAATATTATTACATCTTGATATATTATTAATGACTGTTTGTTTATTCTTATAATTACCATCCTCCAATTTCTGTTGCTCTTGCAACATCTTATTCTTAAACTCTACCCGTTCATTATACATATCTTCCATCAACTGTGGAAGAAATCCCCTTTTCTTTAAAGTAAAATGTTGACCATTTGGAGTAAGTGTCAACTGTTTCTCTTTCAAATACTCTGTATCTAATTTTTGATCCAATAATCCTGACACTCCAACATCTTTGGAATCAGCACACACAACTCCATCATACATAGTTTCTGGACTTATATTATACTGTTGAATCAGATGTGGATATAGAGAATTAAGATCAAAACTCATTATCCAGTTATGCAATCCAATTTGTGGCTCTTTAACATATGCACCAATAATTTCTTTATTTTTATCTGCCTTTGAAGATGGAGGAATAACAACATTATTTTTCTTTAAGAAGTTATAAATAATAGCATCCCAGGTTCTCACGGGAGAGAATACATCCTCAAAATTAATCTTAGATTCATATGCTAGAGTAATAACCAACTCCAACAACTTCATCTTCTCCTCAAGCTTCTCTACAATCTCAACATCACGAATATTGTACTCAATGAATTTCTGATAATTGGTCTTATATAAATCATATCCCTGTACATCTCCAACTTCTAGTTTCTTTAATCCAAGTTCTACTGAACCAATATAATCCAGACGATATGATTCTCTAATCTTATATGTAAACTTTTTATACAGATCAATATAATCTAATGTCGATATACCAAATATCGTATAATACTGATTTTCTCTACCAGCTATAAAAACATTTCTATCATTTATCAAACCAATTGGTGATAATCTGGAAGGTCTTTTATCAAGATACTTAATACGATTAACAAGATAAGGAATATCAAAGAACTTACAATTCCACCCTGTAATAATATGTGGATAATTATGTTCCCACCAAACAAGAAAGCTCTCTATCATTTCATCTTCATCATCACACTCGCTATAATTAATCTGTTTTGTATCATCATGAGGCACATAACCACTAGTTCCCCATACATAATAAGTTTGACTCACACTATCATGGACTGTAATAGCTGTAACCTCTGATGCAGCTGATTGAATATTTGGAAATCCATCTTCAGCTGATACTTCAATATCTATTGTATAGATTTGTAATTTATTCGTATTCCATTGGACTTTCTTTGGATATTTTTCAGAAATATATTGTACAATATAATTAGTATTGCCAAAAATTGGATAGTCAGTTATACCACTATATTGTTTTATAAAATCTTTACAAGAAGCAATATTATCAAACTTGATATGACCAACTGGTGTTCCATCAAGAGTAGTGTAATCACATTTCTCTGATGGTGCTGTGGTGTACATGGTGGGTTGAAAGTTTTCTTTAAATGAATACTCTTTATCCG